GCGTTTCTGCCGAACCCTGAGGAGGCGTGGGCTTCTATTGAGCCTGTTGCGGATGTTGGAGGGCGGATAATTGGTTTATCGACGGCGAATGGATCGGGAAACTTTTTTCACCATCTTTGGGTGGGGGCGAGTACGGGAAACAACAAGTTTGAACCCATGTTCTACCCGTGGTCAGCTACGGAGGATCGTGACGATTCGTGGTATGAATCGAAGGTTGATTCGATGTTGCCGTGGCAGTTGGCTCAGGAGTATCCGACTACGCCTGAGGAGGCGTTTGTAAAGTCGGGGAATCCTGTGTTTGATTTGGATGTGTTGGAAGACATGATGGTGCGTTGCCGCCCTGGCGTGTCGGGGTATTTGCATGAGTTGTCGTCTAGGTCTGTGGAGTTCAGGTCGTGAGTTTGGAGGTTTGGTGTGAGCCTGAAAGTAACCATGCGTACGTGTTGGGGGTGGATACGGCTGAGGGGTTGGGTCATGGGGATTATTCGTGCATTCAGGTGGTGGATGTAAACACGGGTGAGCAGGCGGCTATATGGCACGGCCATATTCCGCCTGACGAGTTGGCTGCTGAGGTGTTCAGGGTGGGGTTGTGGTATCGGGATGCGTTGTGTTGCGTCGAGTCGAACAATCATGGTTTGACAACGATCACGATGTTGCGCCAGTTGGGGTATCCTAGGATGTTTCGGAAACGGCAGTTGAATCAGGTGTCTTCTAAGGTGTCGATGGAGTTTGGTTGGCGTACGACGCGCACGTCGAAGCCGTTGATGATTGACGATTTGGGTATGGCGTTGCGGAACAACGAGTTGTCGTTGTTTGATCGTCATACCGTGGGGGAGTTGCGTACGTTTACACGCAATTCTCGTGGGTCGATGTCAGGTTCCCCTTATGACGACAGGGTTATGGCTTTGGCTTTGGCTAATCAGATGAGAAAGTTCGCTCATGCTCCTGAGTATGTTGAGCAGAAGGACGATTATTGGACTGTCGATTGGTTTCGTAGGCTTGCTGTGGCTGACGATTTGGACCCTGGGACTTTCCGCATTGGCGCTAACAGTATGCGTGGGACACCCTGAGCACTGTTTGTAGACATGTCTATTCACCGATTTCAGGAGCAATTTTATGGCTAGGTTCGTTTCGCACACCAACGGTACGGAAACCGTTGATGGCTCTAAGGGCCAGAACAACAAGATGGAGCGCGGCGGTTCCGTTGTTGTTAATCCAATTTGGGAACCTGGTGGTGCCCAGTCGCCTAAGCAGCGCATGGATGCCACGAAGTACGCTAGTCAGACTGGCGGCTACGGCGAGGTTGTACCTCGTGACACTGCTTTCAACCAGCATGGCATTACTGGTCAGGTTGAGCCAGCAAAGCCGCAGCCTAATTTGCGCGGCAGCAACGCCAAGTAGTGGCTATTCTGCCACCTGATGCGACGTTTGATGATTTCGTTTCATACACGGAATCTCTTCGGGGGCCTATGGGTTCGGATGAACTCGCGGATCTTTGGGAGTGGCGTCAAAAGCTTTTAGGTTTACGGGTTGTAACTGGGCGCGGTTTCCGCTCCCAGTTACCTGCCGACGAGCGTCATTTGACGCGCGAGGAACGTGGCCGTAAAGCAGAATCAGAAGCTAAAGCGGCAGGGCGTAACATTGAACGGCTTCCAGATAAGGCGTATTTTTAATGGCTCGTAAAACTCGTGATGAACTGTTAAGCGATTTTCAGCATCGTCTTGATTTGTCTCGTCGTTGGCGCGACGAAGAAGGCTATGACAGGTCGTGGCGTCGTTTAATCGACATGTACAGGGGTAAGCATTGGCCTAGCACTACGTCGGCTGAACGCGATTTGATTACAGTCAATTTGTCGTTTTCGACGGTTAATGTGATTGCGCCATCTGTTGCGGTTAATCATCCGAAGATTGTCGTTAAAGCGAATCATCCTGGTGATGAACCGAACGCTGCGTTTGTGGAAGCGGTTATCAACCATTTGTGGCGGCATCACGATTTCCGTAAGCCGTTCCGTCGTGCTGTTAAAGATTTTTTGATTCTTGGGCACGGCTGGTTGAAAGTTGGTTGGAAGTTTGTTGAGCAGGAGCGTTCTCTGGGTGACGGCGAACGTGACGCCATGTATGAGCAGGCTGTCGGTGAGGCGAACGCTTTTGCGTTTGAGGAACCTGCGATGGCTTCTGATTTGCCTTCCGATGAGGAGATCGAGGCGAATCTTCCTACAACGCAGATGACGATTGTTGAGGATCAGCCGTTTGTGGAACGGGTTTCTCCGTTTGATGTGTTTGTGGATCCTGAAGCGACTTGTCTTGAAGACGCCATGTGGGTTGCTCAACGAATTGTTCGCCCATTGAAGCAAGCTCAAAACGATAAGCGTTATTCGCCTTCTGTGCGTAAAAACTTGACTGCTAATGCTGGGATCAATCCGATGTATTCGGATAGCTATTCTCAAGACTCGATGGAACAGTACGTTGATGATGACCGTGTAGTTATTTGGGAATACTATGACGTTCCAGAGAACACGATGGCTGTGTTCGCTGACCAGGGCGACGGGTTTTTGGTACCGCCTACGGTGATGCCGTATGCGTTTGGGCAACCGTTTGTGATGCTTCGCAACTATGACGTGCCTGACGTGTTTTACCCGATTGGCGATTTGGAACCTATTGAGTCGTTGCAGTTGGAGTTGGATAAGACTCGTTCACAGTTGATGAACGACAGGAAACGGTACGCCCGCAAGTACTTGTATCACGAGCGCAGTTTCGGCCCTGAGGGGCGTGAAGCGTTGGAATCTGATGATGATGGCCGCCTTGTCCCTGTTGTGGATGAGAACAAGCCGTTGTCTGAGGTTGTTGTCCCGATGCCGCAGATCCCTATTTCGGGAGATATTTATGCGTATTCAAATATTATTGAAGACGACATCAATACAGTGTCGGGACTTTCCGAGTATGCGCGGGGTGCGTTGCCTGAGATTCGTCGCACAGCGACGGAAGCCAGCATTATTGCTGATGCACAGAACGCTAGGGCGGCAGACAAGCTTGCGTTGATTGAGATAGCTATTTCTCATATTGGTCGTCGAGTTCTTCAACTTGTTCAGCAGTACATGACGGGTGAGGCTATGGCCCGTGTCGCTATGAAGGGCGGCGAATCCATGTATGTTGCTTACACGAGGGAAGAGATTGCGGGCGAATACGATTTCGTTGTTGAGGGTGGTTCAACAACGCCAATTAATGACACGATCCGTAAACAGCAGGCGGTGTCTTTGATGAACGCTGTTGCCCCGTTGATTGGGACTGTGATTGATCCCACGGCGTTGGCGATGCATGTTCTTGAAGAAGGGTTTGACGTTAAGGATCCTGCAAAGTTTTTGATGCAGCAGGCACCGCAAACCCCTGAGGACGAAGCCATAGAGGGAGAAGTCCCTGTAGAGGGGCAGGAGATGGCTGGCCCTCCCCCTATGCCGCCTGATATGGGCAATATGCCGTTGCCGCAACCACCCGACATGGGTGCGTTTGCGCCTACTGGTGGTGTGCCGCCCGAGTTGTTAGCGCAGTTGCAGAACCAGATGGGGTTGGAATTACCTGCGCTTTGATCCACGGTGGGACAGCCCTTCCGTGTTTATTAGGAGCAACCGTTCAGGACTCCCCAGGAGGCAGCAGTGCCCGAAGAAAATATGGAAACAACAGAATCCGTTTCGGTGGACAATCTGGAGTTTTCTAATGCAGAGCCAACAGGAACCAGCGGCTACACCGTCAAAGTTGACGGGGAGCAGCAGCAGGTCAGTCTGGAGGAACTACAAAGCGGATATCAACGTCAGGCGGATTACACCCGTAAGACGCAGGAGTTGGCATCTGAACGTCAGCGTTTACAACAGGCAGAAACTATTGTGTCGGCCCTTGAGGCCGATCCACAAGGTACTTTACTTGCGTTAGGTAGTGCTTTAGGTGTGGAGGACAACCCCGTGCAGCAAGATTCACAATCTTGGGAAGACGAGGATCCAACCACCCAACGTGTGGCACAACTTGAAGCCCAGGTTGCCCGTCAGGCGCAGACTCATAGAAAGCAAGCGTTAGACAAAGAAGTTTCACGTTTGAAAGGCCAATACGGCAATTTTGATGAACAGCATTTGTTTAAACATGCGTTGGACAACAAGATCGCTAATCTCGAAGCCGCATACGCTCACATGAACTTCAATGGGTTGGCTGGTTACGCTGGAAAACTTCAGCGAGATCAGGAAACTCTTGAAGCGAAACGTGGCGGGGCACCTGTGGAAGGTGGAAAGACCGTCCAGCAGGGTTCCGTTGTGGGTGATGAGGGTAAGAAGGTCAATTCGTTACGTGAAGCGTTTGCTCTCGCTAAACAACAACTAGGCACCTAAACCTTTAAGGGGGTTTCATCATGGCGGGTAACGCCAATTTTGACGAGATTCTTTCTACCACGCTTAAAAACTATGTCCCGAAGCTGACAGACAACGTCTTCAGCGCACGGCCATTGTTCTACGCGCTGACGAACGGTTCAACCATTCGTCGCATTTCTGGTGGAGCGAACATCGTAGTACCAATCATTTACGGTACGAACTCAACCGCTGGTTCATACAGCGGAACTGACACTATTGCCACAACGGCTCAGACAGGCATTTCGGCTGCTGAGTATTCGTGGGGACAGTACGCAGCAACTGTGACCATTAATGGTCTGGAAGAAGCCAAGAACAACGGCGAAGCCCAGATCATTGACCTGCTGGAAGGCAAGATCTTCCAAACGCAGGAAACCATCATCGAGAACATGAACGCCATGTTCTGGGCTGATGGCACAGGCAATGGCGGCAAAGACTGGGAAGGCGTTCAGAGCCTTGTTTCTGGAAGCACCGTGGGTGACATTAACCCTGGTGCTGCTGGCAACTCTTTCTGGGCACCAACTCAGACCAACCTAGGTGGCGTTATGTCCCTAGCTGGTATGGCTACCATGTACAACACGATTTCGGTTGGTAATGACCAGCCGACAATCATCTTTGGCCGTAGGCAGGGTTATGAAGCCTATGAGGCACTACTCACGGGTCAGATCCGTTATTCGGATACTGACATGGCTGACGGCGGGTTCCAGAACCTGCTGTTCAAGGGCGCACCTATCACGTTTGATGATAACTGCGAAGCCAACGCCTTGTACTTCCTTAACACGAAGTACATCCAGTTGGTTGCTCACAGCGACGTTTGGTTTAAGCCAACGCCGTTCGTGCGACCCACCAACCAGGACGCTGTGTTCTCGCAGATCCTGTGTTACGGCCAGCTGACTATCAGCAACCGTGCCCGTCAGGGACGCCTCCACGGCATCACCAACGGTTAGGTGATTTGATGGGAAGATCATTTGCGGACGCTTACAAAGCTGGTTCACGCCCTTATGGGCAGCCTGCTAATACGAACTTTCACGATTCGACTCCGCGCCCTAACGGTGTAAGTCAGTCAAGAAACGTTCATCAAGTTAATCCTGTATCTGTTCTTCCTGTTGACACCTCATGTGTTTCGTTGACTCGCAGCGGGTCGCCCTGTAAGGGGCGTCCCGTTGCGGGCACCGATTCGTGTGTTTTCCACACTCCAAAGGAGTAGTTCGTGGACATTTCGACCATGCGGTCGTATATCCGCAGCGTGGTGGATATTGATTCGTCAGACATCGTCAATGACACCCTTAACCGTTTTCTTGGTGAAGGGTACGACAAGATTGTTTACTCTGAGAAACGGTGGCCCTTCTATGAAGCGGCTACAACTTTCAACACAACTGCTGGAACGAAAGATTATTCTTTAGCCGTTGTTGGCGCTAGCATCACTAACGGTTTACGTGAGGTCGCTTCGTTACGTACCGACAACCATGTGATTTCGTTTATTGGCCGCGACGAGGGCGACATTGTGTACCCGTTGGATGTCACAACCAGCGGAGATAGCTGGTGGTGGTCATTTTGGGCTGACAACGTGCGCCTGTATCCGACGCCAGATTCTGTCTATACGGTTTACGTCAGGGGATACAAAAACCCTGCGGCGTTTGGGGCGGGTTCGTCAGATTCGACAGAACCAACAGATTTCCCTGATCCGTTTCATATTCTGATTGCTACATACGGGATTGCTCGCGCCTATGAGCAGCAGGAAGATCCTGGTATGGCTGCCCAATACTTTGGGTTGTTTGAGACGGAACTTAAAAACTTGACTGAGCGGTACGTTGATTCGCCTGCTCCGCAACCTGTTGTGTTGAACAGTCGTTCAGCGTCACGGTGGCGTTCTCAAGTTATTTTACCTAACCGTCTTCGTTATTCCTGGGAGTAGCAGATGGCTCGTGGCGCAGGAGCGCGAGGAAGCGGTTTTCGTCTTGCCGCGCTTGAATCTTTCTCGGGTGGTTTAAACCTGCGGTCAGATCAGTTTAATTTGGCACCTAATGAGTCTCCTGATTTGTTGAACGTAGCTGTGGATCCCCGTGGGGGGATCCGTATGCGCGACGGTGTTGATCGTCGCAACTCGACAGCGTTGTCAGCTGACGTTAAGGGAATGTGGGGTTTCCACACGGGTAGCGGAACTAACGCTGTGATGGTCAACTACGGCACCAAGGTTGCTCATTCTGCGAGCGCAAACTTTACTGATTTGACGGGTATAACAGCCCGTACGGCAGGTTCGCGTGTGTACGGGATGACAATGAACGATGTTGCTTACGGGGTGTCGTACGACAAACCGTCATTCAAGTGGGATGGTTCTTCTGCCGCTGATCTGGGCACCACGTTTAACGGAACAGCGGGAAACTTTCCTCAAGCCCAGTATGTGGCTTTCTGGAACAACTTTGCTTGGGCGGCGCACACGTATGAGGGATCTACCGCTTACAAGTCAAGGGTTCGTTGGTCGAACGCTAATGAACCCGAGAAGTGGGGGGAAGAAGGGTCCGCTAGCCCCGACAGCGACTATGTCGATATTGATTTAGGGGAGCACGGCGATTACATCACAGGTATGGCGGCGTTTGGTGACCGTTTATTGGTGTTCAAAACAAACTCGACGTACGCAATTTTCGGGTATGACTCTGATTCGTTTCAAGTGCAGTTGCAGTCTTCGTCGGTGGGGATGATTCCTCTTTCGACTCCTGCGGTTACCCCGAACGGCGTGTTCTTTTGGTCGGCCCAAGAAGGCGTTTACTTATACAACGGACAACAGTTTGTTTACTTGTTTTCTAAGTTGCAGCCAGCGATTGATGATGGACGGATTACGTTTAGTAATCCTCCACAGTTGGCGTGGGGTGACAACAAGTTGTACGTGTCGATTGATTGGACCCAGGAGGGTGCAACAACTAGACGCACATTGGTTTATGACCCCACCATTGGGGAAAGTGGCGCTTGGACAATGACCGACATTGATGCTGGACCGTTGTTGTCGTACCGTCCCCCTAATCAGCGGGCTTCGGTTCTTGCTGGTTGCGTCGCTAACACGGGGTGTGTTGTCGATGTTGAGGACGAACAGAATCGAACTTCTGACCGTTACACGGGGTCAACTGAAGTGCATATTACTTCCCATTTTGTTACTCCGTGGTTGACAGGTAATGATCCTATTACGAAGAAGCGTTGGGGGAAGCCAAGGTTTATTACGTTGGCGGAGTCCTCGATCACTATGCCTGTGCAGGTTTACAAGAATTATGACAAGTCGTCGCAGACAACGACGTTTGATGTGAACGTGACAGGTAAGACTTCTAACTCGTTGTGGAACACAGCTAAATGGGATGACGCTGACCCCGCTTCAACTTATTACGCAGCTTGGGACGCTATAGCGCAGGATTTGGTGGCTGATGTGGTCAGGTTGCCCACACTTGGGACAGCACAAAGCATTTCTTTGAAGGTTAATGGTCCGTCTACAAACAACCACTGGGAGGTAAACGCTATGGCGTTTACTTACAACCCAAGGAGATTACGATAAATGGCGACATTAGCCGTCACAAACGATTTTTCGGCAGGCACCACTATTGTGGCTGCCGACATGAACACAAACTTTTCTGACATTGAGACGTTTGTAAACTCGGCACCTGGTTTGGTTCAAAATACTTTAGTTGACGCTAAAGGCGACATTCTTGTTGGGACAGCCGATAACACGCTTGCTCGTGTCGCGGTGGGTTCTAATGGGACGATGTTAGCTGCTGATTCAACTACATCTCCAGGTGTTGCGTGGGTAAGTCACGCAGTAGACAACAACATTATCGCAAACCAAATTTTCTCATAAAGGAAAAGAAACATGGCTACATACTCAAAGGTTCTTCTGTCTGGCGGCACGACAGGCATGAACGTCAAAGTAGCCGCCACATCATCAGCAGGCACTACGATCCACACAGCGGTTGCTGGTACGTCCAACATGGACGAGATCTGGTTGTACGCATGTAACACTGATGCAACTGACCGCAAACTCACCATCGAGTACGGTGCGACTTCCGACGATCAGCGTCTCACCGAGGTAACTATTGGTGCTGAGGCTGGTTGGGTGCTGGTAGTTCCTGGCCTGTTGCTACAGAACGGTCTGGTTGTTAAAGCGTTTGCTGCTACAGCGAACGTCATCAACATCAACGGTTACGTAAACAGGATCACAGCCTAATGTCGAACGGTGTCAGATTCTTTTCAAGCCAACCAGTTTCTAACTGGAACGGAGGCAGTGGTTTGACGTGGAGTGGCACGACCGCCAATGGTCTTGCCACGTATGGCGACGGCACCAACATTGTTGCAGAATCCACCGCCACATACGACGGCACCACTCTTCAATTAACTACTGCTGGTGGCGGCCTGAAAATGGACGGCCTCAACTCGTCCAATGCCAATACTTTGGACGACTATGAAGAGGGAACTTTTAGCTGGGCGGTTACGGCTTCAACCAGTGGAAGTTTCACGCTTGCTGCAACTAATGACACAGGAGCGTACATCCGTATCGGTCGCATGGTTTTTGTGCAGGGCACCATTGAACTGGCTAGCGTTTCTAGCCCTGTCGGTACTTTGCGGGTTGGCGGTTTCCCGTTCGCTATTGCAAGTGATCTGACCGACAACGCGGATCGCGGCAGTGTACGCGTTACTGTTTTATCGAGGTCAACCGCCGGAAGAAGCGAGCCAAGACGGATCGCCTGGATGTCACCG